GGCACAATCAAGGCCGGAAGCGTCGTGCGCGTAAAGCAGGGCGCGAAGACCTACACAGGCGGCGGGCTGGCCTCTTTCGTGTATAGCCGCGATCATGTCGTTTCGGAGCTGAACGGCGATCGTGCCGTTATCACCTACGGCGGCGCGACCGTGGCCGCCGTGCGCGTTTCCGATCTCACGCTTGTAAAGGAGTAACAAATATAAACACCGACAAAAAAGAAAGCGAGGCTTTGAAAAATGGATAACATGGTAATTGTTCTTGTGGTTGTGGCCGTCGTCGCGGTCGTTTTTGTGGGGCTGATCGTGCTGATCCCCTATCTGATAAAGAAGGGGATCAATGTTTCCGGCGTATTGACCGGAACGACAACCGTTCTTGACACCGCGGATCATGTGGTCGATACCCTGCAAGAGTTCTTCCCCGAAGTTCCCGTAATCACTGTTATTGACAAGGTGATTGGGTGGGCGCAGAAGGCGACAGAAGCCGCCGAACAGCTCTATAAAACAAGCAAAATTGAAGAGGGACAGCGGAAGGAAGAGGCAACAAAACTTGTCTATCAGTTCATCGAAGCGGCGGGAATTGAAATCGACGACGATTTGAAGAAGATTGTTGACGGTGCGATCGAAGCCGCTGTTTTTGCGCTTCCGAAGACGCATACCGACACCGCGGAAGCCCTGAATACTTAATTGCCATTGCGCCGCGCGCGGGTTTACTCCTTTACCGCCCGCGGCTTGATGAAGGCGGCGGCCACATGCCGCCCGCCTGATACCACGAAGCCCCCGCTTCCGCTGAACCGCGGCGGCGGGGGCTTATTTCATTACGGGAGGTTTTACGCATGAGTGAACAGAGAAAAACCACAGGCACGCACAAGCGCGCGCCGAAGAAGGATACGGAAAGCAAAACCACGCGCACGCGGAAAAAGGTTGCCGAAGAGCAGGCCGCGCCCGTCCAGCAGAACGAGGAAGCCGCGCCGGATCGCGTGAAGGCCGAAGAGGAACAAGCCGCCTGCGCGCCGGAACAGATGGCGGGAAAATCGGAGCATGACGGCGCGAAGCCGGAACAGACACCGACCGCGGCGGGTTCTTTTGAGGTTGCCCGCGTGCTGAAAGTAGCAAAACCCCTTATGCGCGGCGACGATGTGAAGGCGTTGCAAACGGCTTTGATCGAACGGAATTACCATTGCGGCACCAACGGAGCCGATGGGACATACGGAAGGTTGACCGCTTACGCCGTGCGGTGCTTTCAAGCGTCAAAAGGCTTGATTGTCAACGGACGCGCGGACAGGTACACGATCGCCGCGCTTGGTGGAACATGGAAAGAGTAACAGAACATAGAGAAGCCCCCACGCTGGCCGCTTAATGGCTGGCGTGGGGGCTTTTTGTCGTTTTGCGGGGTTTACTCATTCCGGAAGCGCAATGTTATTTCCGCGCCGTAATTCTGGCCGTCACCGCCGCCATAAACTTCTATGTTTACGATCCCGTCGAGGCGGGAAAAATTGGCGTTTACATAGTCGGCTTGTTCGGCGGGAATATTCCCGATTTGATCGCCGTTGACATAGACACCGAAAGTAGGCTTGCCCTCCCATTCTTCCCGTTGCAAAGTCAATTCCATTGTGCCCTTGTCGAAAGGTTCGTCTTTGAAGTGGATTTTTCGCAAGATGGTTTGACGGCTTTTGCGCCCGTTTTTGAAGGTAACGCCCGCAACCTTCACGGAAAGAAATTCAAAAACGGGCTTTGTTTCATTTGTGGTTGCAGAGGCGAACAACGGAGCGGCGGGAGCTGACCGGACAGTCGGCGCGACACCATACGGCGCGCATTTCTTACACGGAGAAAGGCCGCGTTTTTTTGCGACGGAAAGCGGGATATATTGCGGTTTTCTCATTCCAGAACAATGCGCGTTTGTGTGGTACTTTGCGCCGCCCTCTTCAAAATAGACCTTTGTTTCCTTTGGTGTGTCCAACGCCGCGCCATTTTCTTCCTTCTTGCCGCGCCCGAACATTGACAGGGCAGAAGATAAAAACGATTGCTTCATAGTTTGAATAACTCCTTTCGTGTGCTTAAATTATGGCAACGAGGGAAGAATACTTTTCGTATTCTGACCTTTAACACAATTATGCAGGATTTTTGTGTTAAAGTCAAGAAAAGTGCTGATGTTTAGCACAACGAGAGGGGCGCGGGTGATCGTGGGTGAAGATATACGACTATAAAGGCCGGAAGAATATATGCGGCGACAGAGTGCGGGAAGCACGGCAAAAGAAGCGGCTTACGCAAGAGGCGTTAGCCGCGAAACTGCAAATTGAAGGTGTGACAATGGAGCGGGACAGCCTTTCAAGAATTGAGATCGGAACACGGTTTGTTACTGATTACGAATTGAAAGTGATTGCTAAAGTGTTAGGCGTATCCCCTCTTTGGCTGATTGATGATGAAAACGAATGAAGCGGCGGGAAATTCCCGCCGCTTTTGCTGTTTTTCGCAATTATTTTCTTGAAAGCTATTGACTTTATACGGCAAATGCCGTATAATAAAATCACAGGCAAGGGGAAGCCGAGTAAAGCGAAAGGAGAAGACAACACCACCGGAAAGGGGGTGCGAAGATTGACCGAAGAGCAAATAAAAGAACTGCTTGAACTTCTCAAAAAGGCTTTGGAAAGTGAAACGGTGGAGCGTATCACAATCAGCATAAAGCCTAACAAGAAGAACAAACAGTCCTAACAGATACGGCGGCGGGTATCCCCGCCCGTCGCCTTTATTATAACCGATAAAACGCGAAAATGTCAAGGGAGGTTCGGCGCGTGGATATTAGCGTTAAAATAGCATATAGAAACGAGAAATTGCAGGCCGCACGGCTGGCGGCTGATATGTCACAATCACAGCTTGCGGCGGCGGCGGGAATTTCCGTGCGTATCCTGCAAGACTACGAAAGAGGCGCGCGGGATATTAACGGGGCAAAGCTGGCGACATTATTAAAAATTTGCAACGCCCTTGAATGTAGCTTGCGGGACATTCTCACCGATCCGGCCACGCTGGAAGGGCTGGACGAATACGACAAAAGAAGGAGTTAATTTCAGGCGCAGGGGGCGGGAAACCGCCCCTTATTTTTGTTTATAGGGGGCGTGGAGCATGGGGCATTGTTTTAGCCATTTGACAAAGGCAGACCGTTACAAGATCGAAGCGTTATTGAATAACGGCCATTCGGCAAAGGAGATCGCCGCGGAAATTCATGTGCATATCAGCACTATTTACCGCGAAGTAAAACGCGCCCGCATGGTTCACCGTAATTCAGATTGGACGGAGGAAGAAAGGTATAATCCGGACGAAGCGCACAGGCGATACCGTGAAAACCTTTCGGCAAAAGGCGCGCCGCTGAAAATTGGCCGTGATTACGCCCTTGCGGAATATCTGGAAAGAAAAGTGCTTGAAGAAGGCCGATCCCCCGCCGCCGCACTTGCCGACATTGCTTTAGAGGGGCTGGAATTCAAAACCACAATTTGCACAAGCACCTTTTACGGCTACATAACAAAGGGTGTGTTTCTTATGCTGACAAACAAGGATTTGCCGGAAAAGGCAAAACGAAAGCGGAAATATCGCAAAGTGAAGACGGCCAAACGCGCCCCACGCGGGAAGAGCATAGAAAAACGCCCCGCCGAAGTGGAGGGGCGCGAAGTCTTCGGACATTGGGAAATGGATACCGTTTACAGCGGGAAGCAGACTTCAAAGAAAGCCCTTCTTGTGCTGACGGAGCGGAAGACGCGACAAGAAATTATAGAGCGTATGCCGGATCGGACGGAGGAAAGCACCATAAAGGCACTTGATCGAATAGAACGGCGGTTCGGCGCACTCTTCCGCAAGGTATTCAAAACAATCACCGTTGACAACGGCGGGGAATTCTCCAATGTGGAAAGGCTGGAACAATCCGCGATCCGCAAGGGGAAGCGGACACGCTTTTACTATTGTCACCCGTACAGCAGTTTTGAACGGGGATCAAACGAAAATCAAAATAGAATGATACGGCGGCGATACCCGAAAGGAACAGACTTCGGGAAGGTATCAACCGCCGCAATAAAAGACCTTGAACAATGGATCAACAACTATCCGCGTGAAATATTGGGCTGGAAAACTTCTGCAATGTGCTTCCGCGAATGCCTTGACGCACTATAAAAATAAATTTTCAATTTTTTTCGCATTTACTATTGACATTTGCGGACAGAAAGGGGTGGACATGGTACAATGTCCAGTAGAAATCATACCTGTACATTGGGTTGAACATCAAGTTGTACATTTGGTATTACACGCTCGTGCGCCACGGCTGCGGCGACGGCGCGTATTCTGTTCTGTCCGGAAGGACGTAATTTAGCTTATATTTCTTGGAGGTAACGATATGGAGAACACGGAAAAGCGATTCAAAAAGGGGGAGGTCATCTGCCGCCCTAAGGAGATGGTCATGAGTATGTACAACATTCTCTATGGCAGCGTGGGGGTGTATTTCGACTACGGCACGCCGGAGCAGCTGGAGGTGGTGACGCTGCGTGAGGGCGACTTTTTCAACGTCATCAGTTTTTTGGAGTCCCGGCAGCGGAACACCACGGTGGTGGCTCTGGAGAACACCGTGGTCAGTGAGATCACCTACGACAACTTCAGCGCGTATTTCCGGGAGAAGCCGGCGAAGATCATGAGTCTGTTACAGCACATGAGTGCGCGGATGCGGCAGATGCAGAAGGCGTATGTGCAGACGTGCCACGCACTGGAGACGTGCGGCGACAAGGAGCGGTTGGAACGGGAGCACGGCGATTGGCTGGACACCCACAACCGGACGTATAACCTGCTGCTGGCGATGTTTCCGTCGATCTCTCCCCACGAGGAGCAGTGAAAAAAGACCCTCTCGGCGTTGTCGAGAGGGCTTTTTTCTTGTCTTTTGAAGGATGGTGTGGTGATCTGTTCTCCGCGCCGGAGGCGCGGCAGTCTTTTCTTTTGTTTTCTTT